ACGGTGCCGGGAATGGTTTCGGCATCGCAAGAACAAGAAGGCAAAAAATCTAATGTTGTTCTTTGGGTAATACCACGTCTTATCCCTTCCCATCCTTGCATGAATTCTTGACCAGTAATATTTTTACGCCCTGTTTCAGACTGAGGAATGAATTTCGACTCTGTTTCTCTCACCCACGGCGCTCCGCACGTGGCGCAACATTTATGCGGGCACCCAGCGAGAATACACGGCTCGACCAGCGCCGGCGGGAAAGTGGCGAAATGCGCCTCGGGGAACGGGGCGGTAGGGATGGTCCAGACGGTGCGTCTATTACGACCAGTTTCCGGATGTTTACCCGTCACAGAATTAAAACCGCCATTTCCTTTTGAATTATCCTGTCCACGTTTCTGATCGACATATGAAACACCTCGCCACTTACCGGCAGTATCTCGCCGTCCATATTGCGCTGGTTCTCGTACTGCCTCCGCATCATAAAAATATCTCTCGCTCTTGCTCATGAGAAACACGTACTCATGCGCTTTGGTCGGCCGGTCGGTCACGCTCTCCGGCATCGGATTGGGCTTGTGCCAGATGATGTCGCTGCGCAGGTACCAGCCGTCGGCCTGCAGCGCGAAGGCGAGACGCCAAGGGATGCCGCAGAGGTCTTTCGCCTTGAGACCGATCTGCGGCATTCTATTAGGTGAGGTCATCAAACCTTGCCAGTTTTCGCCCTGCTTGCCCCCACCAGGACATTGCCCGACTGCGCCCGCTCCTGTTGCGTAACTATCCCCCATGTTCAGCCACAGCGTCCCGTCCTTGCGCAGCACGCGGCGCACCTCCCGGAACACCTTCACCATCGTCGCAAGATAATCCTGAAATGACGGCTCTAGGCCAATCTGGCTATCAATGCGGCGGGCACCACATTTGAGACAATCTCCACCCATCGCGCCGGCTCCATCGCGATTGCGCGCAAACACTTCCCGGTCATCTACGATCCCATCCGCACGACGTTGGCCCGGACGCCCCTGCCGGTGACCGCAGTCGGGATCGCCCCCCTCCCATTTCGCCGTTCCGTAATCCCGCAGCCCCCAGTACGGCGGCGAAGTCACCACGCAATGCACGCTCTCGTCCGGCAGCTTGCATAGCGCCTCCAAACAGTCGCGCACGATGATATGCGTGCTCATGGATGAAACTCGCAATGCTGAACTGGGCACCAGGGGCAGAGCCCGCTCTGCCGCGGCGGGAACGCGCGCTCGCCGAGGATGTACGCCGCCTCGATCCGGTCGCGCACCTTGCGCAGCTGCTCGAGCATCGTCTCGGTGTCGCTGAGATCGTACACGCGCCCCATCTGATTATCGCGCAACCAGTTGTACCAGCCCTTCACATTAGTGATCTTTGGATTGTAGGCACGCAGCAGCAGCGCGTGCATCTGCAGCTCGGCCGGGTCCTCGCGCATCTTGCCGGTCTTGTGATCGATGATCACCGCCCAATCCGGCTGCTCAGGCTTGGTCAGCAGCACGTCGATGACGCCGCGCATCCAGGCGTCGCTGTCGAAAAAGTCACAGTAGCTGCCATCCTCGCGCATGCCGAGCTTGAGCTCGGCGTCGATCTCATACCCTACAGGAAATTGATAGAGGTGGGCGTGGTGCGCCAGCTCGGGCGGCAGCGCCTCGCCCTGGCCCAGATGCTTCTCGAGCGCCTCATGCACGCGCGTGCCCCAGCGCATCGCCTCGCTCGCGGCCGGTACGGTATCGCGGGCGATGTTCACATGCCAGGCTTGCCTGGGACAATTTTCCCAGTTGCGGTGGAACGTGTAGCTGACCGCGGGCAGCCTAGTAGGGGTTACCTTTGCGTCCACGGCGCTCCTTCTTCTCCATTGCCTTGCTCTCGCTGCGCTCGTGGCGCGCGTAAGCTTTGGAGCCTCTCGGCGGGTCTTTGTGCGGACGCTCTTTCATCATTTCTTTGTGCGCTTTCGGCTTCTTCACTTTTTCCTCCCTCTGCTCTTGCCTGCTTCAGACATTGCTATTGCTTGTGCCTGCTTGCGTGACTTGACCTTGGGCCCGGTCTTGCTGCCGCTGTGCAGCGTGCCGCGCTTGAACTCGCCCATGACCTTGTGCTCTTTGGTTTTCTTAGGCATAGCTATCTCCCATCGTAGCTTCTGCATCAAGAGGTATCCCGGGACACCACTCCGGCGGCCGGCGCATCTCCTCGAGGATGATCTCACGATCGCGCTCGGCAGTCTCGTTGCGCACGAGAACCCCTAGGCAATCGTGCTCCATCAGCACAATGCGGTAACCCTTATCCTGTAGCCGCAGCATGCACTGCCCGATGTCGACGCGCGAGGCCGCTTGTATCACGTTCTCGACCAGGAAGCCTCCCCAGATACGACGCAGGCCGTAGCGCGACCGGTAGCGCCAGAAACCGTTGCCCTCCTCATCGCGCGCCCATTCGAGCTCGGGATACTGCAGGCAGGTGCCGTTGGGCAGGTAGAGCTTGCCGCTCGCGCAGCGGAAGATCGACCAGTTGTAGTCCTTGCCGTCAGCGAGCGCGCGCAGCATATCCTCGGCTGCGTGCCAGAACGCGACGACCTTCGGGTGCGTGCGCCGGTAGAGGTTGCGCCACTCGGTCGCCTTGTCGAGCGATATCTGCACGGGCGGGCCGTAGGTACCTTTGGCCGCGGTGAGCTGGATGGTCTTGCTGCCGGCCCCGTAGCCTGCGGACAATTCCAAAATCTTACCGGTACCTCGCTTGGCGAGCATCTCGTCATAACGCGGGTCGCCGGGCTTGGGCTTGTAGACGCGCTCGCCATAGGCTTCCGATGCGATGCTGATGTAAGGGTCGTCCCCGCGCCGGAACGTGTCGACAACGTCCCACTGCCCGGCGAGATAGTTCAGGAATCGACACTCGACCTGGCTTTTATCGGCCTTGACGATCTTGTAGCCAGCAGGCGCGCAAATTGCCTTTCGGATAAGGCTTCCACGCTTAAAATTCTGCCAGTTAGTCTTGTCTCCCCCTGACCACCGGGTGGTGTGCGCGCCTGCATATGACAGGTACACTGGCATAGCACCTCGTCCAGCCATATCTGCAAGACGTTCAGCGCGGCTTTGCTCAAGGGTCGATTTAATTCCAAGACGAGCCTCACCCAGGGCACCGGCGTCGGGATGCTCAAGGACAACCTCCTTCATGAAAGCGTCGGTTTTGGCGAACGCATAGACCTTGCCTTTGGGCGTTTGCTTCAGGGGCGGCTCGAGCCCATAGCCGCGCAGCAGTGCGGCAAACCGCTCCGGCGACTGCAAGTCGCTCTCGCTCACGCCGAGCCTGGCCCGTAGCTCCTGCTTGCGCACGATCTCGTCGAGCTCGACCTGCTTGAGCTTGTCGATGTTGCCGCGCAGGCACGGCTCGACGAACATGCGCACGGTCAGGTCGATCAGGCGCAGCTCCTCAGCCGGCACGTGCGCATACATCTGCGTGAACAGCTCGAAGGTCAGACGCACGTCGTGCTTGCCGCCCTCGGCAATCTGCTGCTGCACGACGCCGGACAGCGCGTCCCAGTGCAGCCCCCGGAAGGCCTGGTAGGGGACGCTCTTCGCCGGAAGGCCATACTGCTTGGCCAGGCTGTCGAGCGAGACGCTGACGTGGGTGCCATGCACCAGGCGCGCCATCGACAGCGTGTCGAGCCACAAGCCGGGCTTGACGCGGTAATAGTGCGACAGGATCAGTCCGTCGAACTGCGCATGGTGGCAGAGGATCGCCGCCTGCGACCAGTCGATCCCATCGAAGAACCGTTTCAAGCGCAGCGGCGGTATCCAGGCGATCTCGCCCTCGGGCGCGCGCACCGCGCAGCCGTGTGGCTCGAAGCGCGGGTCGCGGACGTAACTTTCTGTAGTGAGTTTGGTCAGACTGTAGTCCTGGCTGAAGAAGGTTTCAAAATCGAGGGTAACGATCAATTTTATGCCCTCCTGATTGCTGAATGATTGCGCGCTGCCTTTTTATCTTGATCTGCTTTTGCCTTCCTCTTGTCCCAATCGGCAAGGTTATCGGGTAAATCACCAAAGTCAGTCGGGCTGTCTTTTTCATCCAGCAAAAACTTTTCCAAGCTCATGAACGTATCAAACGCTTCACCCAGCTTCTTGTCACTGATCGACTGGCGACTGTCGGGATGCAATGCGCGCCGGATGGTATTAAAAGTTTCTTTACTCATCGCGCCACGGCGGTGCTGGTAAAGCTTCTGCGCTTCCTCTATCTGTTTTTTCCAGTGCGGCAGCACAATCTCGTCAATGCGCTTTTTCACCTCATCTAATACACGGTTGTGGAAAGCTGCATCGAGCTTGGCCTGATGTTGACGAATTGCGGCATCAAGCTTCTGCTGCGCGGTCAGCGATAGCTCGTTACGGTTTACCTCGGTCGTACCTTCGCGTCGGGCGCCCTCCACCTCCAGCACGCGATCAACCATACGCTGACCGACGCCAACCGCTTCGGCGATAGCTTGCGAGGACATGCCCCGATCGGACATCGCCACGATTTTCTCATTGCGTTGCTGCTGCTCCGGGGGTTTAGGCTTCGGCCGCTGGCCTTTGGGGCGGCCGCCTTTGGGGCGCGAAGGTTTATGCACGTCGCATAAACTCGTGAGATCGCGCGTGATAGTTGATTGGTTCACACCGAGCTGCGTAGCGATGGCCTCCATCGTGAAACCTTGCTTATAGAGACGCTCCGCTATCGGCTTGCGCTGCGCTTTGCGGTCATTCGGCGGCAAGCTCTGCCACACTGAAAGCGGGCAATCATCGGGGCAGGTACGATCCCCACCCATCGGGCATACACATTTCATCGTCGTATCCTTCCTTGCACGCACAATGCGTGCGCTGAAAGAAGGCCGGGGATTGCTCCCCGGCCCGCGCCAATTCACTCGTCGTTATCGGATGGGACCACCTCACCTCCCAGCATGTTGCGGCGCTGCTTGCGTGAAGCATGGTAGCGGCGCAGCACCACACCAAGAGCCAGATTGATGATACCAACCTTCTCGTCGCCGACCTCGGTGCTGCCGATCTCCTTAGCCTTCTTGCGGATCAGCATGCATGCAAACACGTTGTCGGCAGCAAGCGAGCCCTCGATGGCATGCTGGTCGTAGACCGCACGTAAGTACGCGCGGTACTCCTTGCTCTCGTTGACGAGGATGCGGTGGATGTCCTCGACCAGATCATTGAGCGTACGCTCGACCTTGATCTGCCGTTGCCAGTCTTCAATCTTTTCAGGAAGTTCCGGAGCTTCACGCAGCGCGGCTGCGCGATCACGATTGGACATGATGTCCTCCTTTTCACAATGCACCATGCATTGTGCCCAAATAGCTTGGTAAACTTTGCTACAAGTGTCAATTGGGTCGCGGTCGTGGCAACGGGATACTTTCTATCCGCCGCTCGCGGCATTTGAAATTGATCGATGGGATCATGAGCGCCCCGAGCACGCACGCCTCTTGCGTCCGATAGCTGTCGGCCAGCTTCCACTCACAGCGCGCTGTCAGTGGGCTGCACAGCTGGATCAGCAGCAGCCAGCGCATGCGCTTCTTCCTCCTTCGGCAGCGACTTGATGGCACGCGCGCGGTCGATCAGGTCGGACATGCTGGCGAGCAGGGTGGCCAGCTGCGCGTTGTCACGCAGCAGGCTGTCGCGGCTGTTGAGCAGGTAGGTGTTCTCGCGCCGCTCCTTCTCGAGCAGGCTCTCGGCAATGCGCGCCCGGCTCTCCATCTCGGCGAGCTTCTCCTCCATCAGCGTGACGTAGTCGTGCATCTCGGCGGCGCGGCGCGACAGCGGCCGCTCCGGCAGTTTCGACTCAGCCGAAACTGCCGGCAGCTGCGGCTCCTTGCTCATCTTCAGCCTCTCCACGATGCTCATCCGTCTTGCCCTCCACGCCTGGTTGACCGTGCCGGCGGCGCGCCGCTCCTCGTCGTATGTACATTCAATAATCATTCATCAGGCCGCGCAGAAAGCGGGCGCGGGCTGCCATCGGCTCGATGCCGGTGGCGCGCACCCACTGATGAATGCGCTGGCGGGTAACCTTGGCAAGCGCTGCCGCCTCGTTCTGCAGGATCAGCCCCGACGCCAGCAGCACGAGCACCTGCGCGCGATCCTCCTCGGTTGCTTTCCGCTTGCCAGCCATGAGAGACTAGCGTAAAGGGTCGAGGCGGCAGGTGTCAACAATGATCTGGATCCTGTGGGTGGTGCTGGTGAGCGGCCGGGTGGAGGCCGGGCACTACCCGACTTGGCGGGCCTGCCAGACCTCGGCGCTGTCGCAGCGGGCATTCTGGACCGCGCACCTGGCGCATACGGTGCGCATGGAGTGCAGGCTGGAGGGACGCTGGTATGCCTGACACCGAAGGGAAATCCATCATCATGACCCACCAATATGTGCTGATCGCGATTGGCCTCACGTTGACCTTCGTCGGCCTTGCATTGATGGCCATCGCGCCGAGGATCTAGCCAGAGGCGCACTGGCAAGGAGGGAACACTATGCGCAAGGACGGTAAGGACCGCATCGAATGGCACGGTAACGATCTGTGCCTGATCGGAAGACACACCGCGATCGTCAGCATCGTGCAGGGCGACCGCTACCCAGCAATGTGGCGCGTGCGGTATCCTGATGGGGTACTTTCGGACATAGTCAACGTTACGCGGGCCCGGGACGCAGCGCGGGCGATCGCCGGTGCGATTTTAAATGCCCGGCAAATGGTGCAGGAAGGCTCGCCCATCGCTTAAAAACGCTGGGGGCTATCACCCTACCTGAAAAGAGAACGGGCGGCCCCGGCAGAGGCCGCCCGGATGAGGTTGTGGGCAAGTCAACAGGACTATCGACCTGCATATCCTAGCCTAGAGCGCAAGCCGGAGCAACAGCTCGTCGGCCCCGCATTCTCATTGTCCCTCCGGTCGCTTGATCGATGCCAGGCAGGCGCCGATCAGGGTGACGAGCGTCGCCACCTCGAGCAGGCAGAGCAGCTCGAAATAGGTCATCGCACCCACGCCTCATTCTCGGTGTGAACATGCAAGGCCTCACGGGCGTCGGCCTGCGCCTGCCGCCAGGCGTCGGGGTCGCTGCGGTTGTCGAGCATGCGCTCGACCGCGTCGTTGCAGCGCGCGAGGCGCTCACGCGCCACGAGGAAAAACGGATGGTGGTTGCGCATCACGCGATCTCCCGCAGGAACGCCAGCTCGGTCTCGGCACGCTTGCGGGTCTTGAACGCGCCATAATAGGCGTCGTCCTCCAGGCGCCAGATCTCATACGGCGTCGGATCGCCACGGCAGGGGTTATAGTGGATGTAGTAGGTATTCGTGCGCTTAGACATTGTCGATCTCCTGTCTGGATGTTTTCTCACAAAGATAGCTGTACGACAGGTCTTGACAGGTGTCAAGAGGTAATGCATGATGCGGGTCGTCAGCAACCAAAACGGGGAGTTATCGTCATGCTGAAGAAAGCGTAGATGATTAAACCAGCCGCAGCGAGGTTGACCGCCAAAATACACGCGAGATAAATCCTCATGCCCCGAGTCATATCATCCCCTTTTCCTTGAGAAGCCATTCGGGCGCTGTGACGATTAAACGGGTCGGTCGCTCGGCGAAGGCCGCGGGCGAAAGCCCGCGGCCTTTCTCGTTTCATAGGTTGTGACGCTTGCCTTTCGGAAAGCGGCCTTTGCCGTGGTACAGCGCACCGCCTTTGCGCCAGAAATAATCGCGGCGCGCTTTCTGCGATACGAACGGCGCCGGCTCGAGCCCGGCGAATACCGCGGCCACGGCGAGCGCAAACCAGCGCTCGCCGAGCAGCGCATCGAGGTTGCGGCGATAACGACGCAGCGTGCGACCCGATATCTTAAAATCCTCAAAGATGCGCTGCAGCTGCGCCTGCGTTAACGCAGGCGCAGGCGCGATGCCGGCAAGCAGCGCAGCATGGGCAAGCTGGTAGGCGCGCTCCTGCGTTGTTGTCGGATAGCTTTGCTGGCGGCGCAGGGCGGTCAGGCTGAGACCGAGCGCTTCAGCCAGGGCAGATTGGGAAAATAGCATAATCTTCCATCCTATATAGCTATTTCGAAGGTATATTTTCGCGCATTTTTCTGTCCGCTGCAAGTGGTTGATATGTGCAAGGTATTAAAGCTATCTAAACTATTTGCGTTTTGGAGGATAAGACCCATTCCACAAATGCATCGATTTGGCCACTTTTACCCCCCGCGGCCAAATCGATGCATTTGTGGCATAGAGTAGTAGTAGTAGAAATAGTAGATTATTATTATTATTATAATGATTTCAATGTTTGTTCGTTTTTACACAAATATTTGGTTGTGCTCAGATGTATGCATTCTATAAGGCTTTCTTGCACGCTGCTCAAACTATATGTTTGCTCATCAAACAACACAACTAATAAGGGGGGACCCCCCTAGCGACGGCTTCCGCGCATACCACACAAAACAACCTGCGGTTGTTTTTTGTGGTATGCGGCCACCAGCTATGCATTATTGACATATGTCAATAATGCATAGCTTAAGTCATTGATTTAACTCAGGAAAAAAGCCCCCCGCCCCCGGCGGGGGGCTTGCGGCGGGGATCGCACACAAAATGCGCGCCACAATTCAGGATTTTATTTTGGGAATTAGTATCGATAGGATTTTTCCAAGGCGCTATAATAGCTGGACAATTTACGATTCATATCTAGACTTGACACGATCCAGAAATTATGCACGCTACATAATTTCTATACCATAGCTGGAGAATTATCATGGGAGTGCTACAAAATTATCTATCTGATCTCGAACAATTACGAGATGAGAAAGAGTTTGCGCTAGTAAAATTACGGAACGAGATCGCAAATATAAAAGCGGATATTCGAAAAACAAAAAAGCGGATAGAAGACGGGAGGGATTATGATAAAGCAGCTACCCTGCCTGCTCCTGCTTCAAAAAATAATAAGCCGGAATTCGATTACGGTTGGGGTCCCGGCATCCTGATGACGCATGCGCAATACCTGCTGGACGGCGGGCGGCTCAGCGAGCGAGAATGGTTGATCCAAGGCACTCCAAAAGGACCGCACCGCCAATGATCACCCCCGTGCACGGCCGCATCAACGTCGCGGCGCAATTCGCCGCCGACGCTGTACGGTTCATCCAGTGATCCTCGAAGCTCTTCTTCTTTTCTTCACCGCCTGCGCGGTCTTCTTCGCGCTGCGCGCCCTGCAGGCCTGGATCGTCAGATGATCCTCCGGCCTGTCGTGCTCGTCGCGCTCGTCGTCACGCTCGCGCTCGCCGTCAACGTGCTGCTGCTCGCCTACGGCGAGCAGCAGCATGCGTTCAGGAACCCGGTGGTGGAGATATTCAAATGAGCGACTGGTACGCCGACGGGCAGTGGCACTATATCAGCTCGTCAAACATTGACGCATTCAAATACGATCCTGAAACTCAGGATCTGTGGATCAACTTCCACGGCGGTCGTATCTATCGTTACTACCGTATTTCTCAGGAAATGGTAGAAGGGTTAGCAACGGCAGCGAGCCCGGGCGGCTGGTTTCATGCAAACCTGAAAGGCGCGCCGTTTGAGCGAGAGTAGCGAGACCAAGGAAGCCGGCATCGCGGAGATGATGCGCCATCCGTGGCTGGCGCACGTCTCCTTGTTCAAGCACCGGCATCCCGCGGCGACGCCGCTGTTTCATCTCGAGATCGTCAAGCTGTGGCACGACGAGGCGCTGCCGCAGGTGCTGATCCAGGCGTTTCGCGGCGCGGCCAAGAGCACGCTGGCCGAGGAGGCGATCCTGGTGCAGGCGCTGCTGCGCAAGTTTCACAACGCGATCATACTGGGAGAGACCTATGAGCGGGCGGTCGAGCGGCTGCGATCGATCAAGCACGAGGTCGAGACCAATCAGCTGATCTTTGAGACCTTCGGCGACCAGGTGGGCCCGGTGTGGAGCGAGAGCAAGATCGTGCTGGCCAACGGCACGATCATCCAGGCCTTCGGCCGCGGGCAGTCGCTGCGCGGCAGCAAGCATCTGGACTATCGCCCCGACCGCTGCTTTGCCGACGACATCGAGAACGAGGATAGTGTTATTTCCCCGGAGGCGATCGAGAAGACCAAGACCTGGTTCATGGCCACGGTGCTGCCGGCGCTCGAGCCCGGGGCGCTGGTGCGCATCAACGGCACCCCGCTGCATCCGCGCTCGGTCATCTGCCAGCTGGCGAGCGACCCCGGCTGGGTCACGCGGTCCTATCCGATCTTGTACATCGACGAGGCCGGCGCGGAGCGCTCGATCTGGCCGGAACGGTTCTCGTTTGACGACATTGCCAGGAAGCGTGCAGACTATGCCCGCATGGGGATGGCGCATTCATTCGCGCAGGAGTTCATGTGCCAGGCCGAGGACCCTGCTTCCAAGCCGTTCTCCGACGCTTTGATCCGTGTCGACGCGAGCCTTGTCCGCACCTGGCACGCTGTCTACGCCATGTGCGATCCGGCGCGTTCGGTGAAATCCACCAGCGCCACCACCGGCATGGCGGTCTGGAGCTGGTTGGGCAGCCGGCTCATTGTCTGGGACGCGTATGCTGGTTTCTGGCAGCCGGACGAGATCGTGTCCCAGATTTTCAAGATCGATACAACGTATTCACCGGTTGCGATCGGCATCGAGCGCGACGGGCTCGAGGAGTTCATTCTCCAGCCTTTGCGCCACGAGCAGCTCAAGCGCGGCTATTCAATCCCCATACGACCCGTCAAAGCTCCCGAAAGTAAGCTGTCGTTCATCACTGGGCTGCAGCCGTATTTTAAGGCGGGTGAGATCGTGCTCGCTAAAGAATGTCCCGAGGCGCGTCAGCAATTCCTCAATTTCCCAGCGGGTCGGATTGATATTCCAAATGCGCTTGCCTATGCGCTCACACTCCGCGGCGGTCAGCCCGTATATGATGCATTCAACAACGCGCACGTGGCGCTCGACCTCGCCCCCCATCCGAAACCCGCTTTCCTTGCTGTCAACACCGACAGCCGTGCGACCGCCGCCGCCGTCGTCCAGTTGAACGAGGGTGCGCTGCACATCCTAGCCGATCGCGTGCGCGAGGGCGAGCCGGCAAGCTGCCTGGCCGAGATCATCACCGAGTTGACACTGGAGACCGGCTGCAGCAGGCTTCGCCTGCTGCTGCCGCCCATCCACTTCAATTCCTATTCCGTTCACGGGCTACGGGCTGCGTGCCGGAGCGTGCCTGTGGAGTTCAGCCGCGGCGGCGACCCGGTGGCAGGGCGACAGGAGCTCACTGCGCTCCTGAACCGGCTGGCCCACGGCCGGCCTTGCCTGCAGGTGTCGTCGACCGCGCGCTGGGCGCTCAACGCCTTTGCCGGCGGCTACTACCGTGAGATCGCGCGCTCCGGGCAGATCATGGCGGAGCCGGCGACCAACGCCTACCGGGTGCTGATGGAAGGCATCGAGAGCCTGGCGGCGGTGCTGCGCTCGGCCCGCTTGAGCGACGAGGACGAGCCCGAGGTGAGCTGGGCGACCACGCCCGACGGTCGCAAATACATCTCTAGCCGGCCGGCTCCGACGCCGTTACCATCGCGGCGTGCCTAACGCCTGCTCCGCATGCATCTACTGGGACGTGCTCGCGCTTGACGCGACCCGCGGGCACTGTCGCTTTAACGCGCCGCTGAATGCCACGGCCTATCCGCCTTATATCTCCTGGCCGGTGACCGGTCAGACCGACTGGTGTGGCCAGTTCGAGAGCGCGCCGCCGGCGGCGCTGATGCCGGTGGTGAGCGGGGTGGTGCCGGCACCGGCACCGACTGCGGCCACGGCCGCCGTGATGATGGGGCTGGGGGCCAGCCAGGGGTTTTTCATCACGCCCAGCAAGACCGGCCGGGTGGTGGCGATGATCACCGGCTGCTGCGCCAACGACAGCGCCAACGGTGGATTGACCATCACCGGTTATCATGGCACCGGCACTGCGCCGGCAAACGGCACCGCGCCCAGCGGCACGCTGTGGTCGACGACGCAGCATTATTTCATGGCAGCGGCCAAGGACGTATCGGGCTTCACCGTCGTCGGCGGCAATCCCAGCCTGGCGCTCGGGGTGCCGGTCTGGTTCGATGTCGCGATCGCGGCGACTGGCGGCGGCAACGCCTCACTTACTGATGTCCAAGGTTTACTCTATGAGTTATAAGTAAATTATGGCCGACGACGATGACGAGCTGCAGGACATTGTTGCCGACGAGATCGAGGAGGAGGCGCGCGGCGTCTCGCGGCGTGCCGACATCTCGCGGCGGCCGAAGATCAAGGACGACCTGCTTGATGTCTTCAAGAAGGTTGAGGAGGGGTATCGCGATCAGTGGAACCGATCGAATGATCAGCAAGACTACTGGGACATTTACAATTGCATCCTTACCTCGAAGCAGTTCTATGTCGGCAACTCGAAAATCTTCGTCCCTATCATTCACAATGCGATCAATGCCCGAAAAACGCGCTTTACCAACCAGATATTCCCGCAAGCCGGACGCTACGTTGAGGTCACATCCACCGACGGTACCCGTCCTGACGCGCTGGCAAGTCTTCTAGAGCATTACGTCCGCAAGGCGAAGCTGCGCACCAAGGTGATGCCTGCTTTATGCAAGGCCGGTGATATCGAGGGGCATTATAACGTCTACGTCAGCTGGTGTCGCCGCAAGCGTCATGTGACGTGGCGCTCGGCTGCGCCGCCGGAGCTGGTCGAGGGCACCGGCATGCCCAACCCAGCGATGGAGCCGATCATCGACATCCGGCACGCCGAGATCGAGGCGGCGCATCCCGAGGTCGAGGTGCTGGCCGACAGCGACGTGCTGGTGCTGCCGGTGACCGTCGACGATATCGACGAGGCGCTCGACGAGGGCGGCAGCGTCACCATCATCCGTCGCTGGACCAAGGAAAAAATTCAGCAGATGATCGACGAGGGTGCGATCCGCGCCGATGCCGGCAAGGAATTGCAGGACCGGTTGCAGAAAAAGGTCGCGCCGGAGGACATCAACCAGGCGAAGACGTTGGCCGATGCGGCGGGAATTAAAGGCGTACAGAGCGCGCGTCATGCGCTGGTGTACGAAACTTTCACCAAGCTCAAGATCAAAGGCGAGCGGCTCTTATGCCAAGCCTTCTACGGCGGTGAGCAGCGGATTTTGGGCGCACGACGCAATCCACTCTGGAGCGACCGCGTGCCGTTGTTATCTGTGCCAGTCGAGAAGGTGGGTGGATTATTTAAGGGCAGATCAAAAATAGCGGATTGCGCGGACTTGCAATACGCCGCCAATGACGCGGTCAATGAGGCTTGGGACAGCGCCGGCTACAGCTTGCTGCCGATCGTGATGACCGACCCGGAGCGCAACCCGCGCACTGGCACGATGGTCATGAGCATGGCCGCGGTGTGGGAAACCGACCCCAAAAGCACCCAGGTCGTGAATTTTCCGCAGCTCTGGCAGCACGGGTTCGAGATGGTTGCGCAGTGCAAGGCCGAGGTCTCGCAGACCTTGAGCGTCTCGCCGGCGGCGATCACGCAGGGCACGCCGACCGCGCAGCGGGGCAAGACGAACCAGGCGCAGGTCGCGCAGGAGCAGCAAGTTGATATTCTCAACACGGCCGACAGCGTGACCGTGCTTGAGGAAGGCGTGCTGACGCCGATGCTGAACTTGTTTATTGAGATGGATCATCAGTATCGCGATGAGGAGATCACCATCCGGTCGTTCGGTGAGATGGGCTTGCGTGCGGCGATGGAGGCAATCCCGCCCGTGCAGATGGACCGGAGGTATCAATTCCGATGGTTTGGGGTCGAGGCGGCGCGCAGCGCTCAGCAAATACAGCAGGGTATTGCTGCTATGAATGTTATAAGGGGTATACCGCCGCAACAACTGGGCGGTTATCAAATTAACCTGGTGCCGATCATTACGCAGTTGACCGAAAATACATTTGGGCCCCGTTTAGCGCCGTTAATTTTTGTTGCCCCGGAGCAACAATTACCAGTGCCAGTGCACCAGGAAAATGCATTATTAGCCGAAGGTTTTGAGGTTCCTACTCATCCGATGGACGACGACCAGCAACATATACAAGCTCATGCTCAGCTCATGCAGCAAATCCAGATGTCAGGTGAAGGTCGTAATTTGAAAAAGGTACAAACGCACATATGGCGTCATATGCAACAAGCCCAAGCTAAACAGCAAGCCCAGATGCAGCAGCAACAAGCAATGCAGCAGCAGGGACAACCTGGTGTTCCCGGCGGTCAAATAGGAGGACAGCAGCAGCCGGGTGTCGCTGGGAGCCCTCGTCCAGGAGCGCAGCCAGGGGTACCGCGTCCACAGGGGCCTCCGGGGCTTATTGCACCTGACCAGTTACGTGATCCTTCGATGTTCCCGCGGAGGGTAGGGTAATGCTTACTCAGTCTGAATTGAAGGAAATACAAGCGGCACGTGCGCATTTTGGTGAGTTCGCGCCATGAGCCAGCCACAAGTTAAGTGGACAGCCAAGTTACCGATACTGGCCGCTGGAGTTATCGCGATTGTCGGGGGGCTGGGATTTTCGCGACGTGGGTGGGCCAGCATCGGCTTTGTCCTTATACTCCTTGGCGCAGCGTTTGTCATTTATTCATTCACATTGAAATCTTGGTGTGAGCTAAATCAGAACGCTTGGCAAAACAATTGGGGGGATTTAAGCTTCAACGGCTCGCTTGGTGAATGCATCAGGCAACGATCTGTTTTCAGCTTTTAGGGAGGCCGACAATGCCTGCGCATTGGAGCATCGAGGACGGACAGGTTATTCCGCTGGTGACGTTCA